GGCCCACAGCGCGGGCACGAGCGCCCCGGCGACGGCACCGGCCAGGCCCGCCCAAACGGACGGGTCCACTTTGCCCACAAGCTCCTGCCAGTTCTCCAGCAGGTACTGGGCACCTTCTACCACCGACTGCAAATGAGGCTTTAGCACGTCGCCCAGGAAGTCACCGATCTTCTGGAGTGCGACCATGCCCACCTGCTTGGCCTGGTCCAGCGCAAAGCCCAAGGCGTTCACGCCTTCGGTCTGCTCCCAGAACGCTTCTTCATTCGCCCCGGCGGCTCCGCCCATGGCGTCGATCTTCTCGCGCAAGGCGTCCGCCTGCGGGCCGGACAGCGCCATGGCCAGCGTCATGCCTTCGATGGAACCGATGTACTTTTGCAGCGGCTGGCCGGTTTCCTCGGCCTTGGCCGTGATAAGGTCGATCGTTTCGACCAGGCCGAGGTCCGCCATCATCGCTTCGCCGGACGCATAGCCCTTTTCCTTCAGCAGCTTGGCCATGTCGGCGGTGGGCGCTGCCAAGGACTGCAACACGCCACGAAGCTGGGTGGATACCTCGGCGGCCCCGCCGGTCACGCCCGTGGCGGTGGCCATCACGCCGAACAGTTCTTCCATGGACACGCCCAGCGACGACGCCAGCGGCGTCACGGTGCCGATGGACGAAGCCAGCTCCGGGAAGGTCGTTTGCCCCAGGCGCACGGTCATGAGGGCCATGTCCGCAACCTGACTGACGGCCTTGGCGCTCGTGTCGCCGTAGCCCTTCGTCACCGCGCTGGTCAGGTTGATGGCGTCAGTGGTGGACGCCAGCCCGGCGGTGGCGGCTTTGGCGTTGGTTTCCAAGATGGCCACCGTGTCGGCGCTGTCACCGAAGGCCGATATGACGTTGTAGAGGCCATCGGCCATGTCGTCGGTGCCCTTGCCGGTTTCAATGGCCAGGTCTTGGATCGACCCCTTCAGCTCGTTCACACGCTCCGTGTTGCCGGGGATCAGCGAAGCCACGTTGGCCATGCCTTTGTTCAGGTTGATCGACGCGCCCAGGCTGGCAGCGCCCACGCCGATGATGGCGGCCCCCAGGGCCATGGACCCGACTTTAGCCGCAGCGAAGGCGGACCCGATCTTGTCCGCGAAACCACGGGCATGCCCGTGGGCACGGTCAAGGCCGCGCACGAACGGGTCTTCGTTTGCCTCTATGGGTACTTCCACCCGTCCGGCTTCTTCTGACACGGCCCTATCCGCCTCCCATCATCACCATGAAGTCCACGACGCCCAAGGAGGAAGCCCTGGCCGGGTCCTCCTTGCCGGTCATGTAGCGGTTGTGTTCACGCACGAGCAGGTCCAGCTTGCGCAGCGTGCAGCTCCAGAACTGACGTTCGGTCAGTCCAAGGATGGTTCGTCCGAAGTAGTAGAGGGCGGCCCAGTCGGTGGCATCTGCACGGCCTCCGCTGCTTCCGCCTCCGCTTTTCCCAGGCCGTCACCTTCGGGGGCACCAGCGTCCAGCGCCTGTCCCACGCTGTTCTGAAGGCGTCCGATGGCCCCCACGTCGATCACCGCGCCGAACTGGTCCAGCGTCGGCGGGTCCTCGTCCGGGTACAGTGCCCCGTCCTCGGCGTCGGCCATGTAGTCCCACAGGATCAGTTGATACAGCAGCCACTTGAGCGCCGAGAAGCTGGACTGGTCCTTGACCTTGCGCCAGATGGTTTCCAGTCCGCCGGGGTCTTCCTCGTTGCCGAACTTGTCTTCTACGGCCTCCAGCGCGTTCAGACTGAAGACCAGGTGCCGGGGCTTGTCCAGCCCGTCCTCCACCAGTACATGCTTGGGCCTCATTTCGCCCATGGGTAGAACCCCCTTCGTTCCTGAAGCCGGTTTAGGTGCTGGTGCCCCCCGGATCGGGAGGCACCAGCCGTTGGTCTTCGTGCCCCGCCTAGCTGATGGCTATGGCCGTAGCGGTTTCGTTCACCACCACGTCGTAGAGCTTGCCGTCAGATATGGTCGGGATGGCACGCGCCTGAAGCGCCATGCCCGCGAACTCCCCAAGGCCGTGCTGGGCCTCAAGGTCGCCGCCACCGTTCAGCTTGCACTTGTAGAGGACCAAATGGGCATCGCCCAGGCCCTCCCCAGGATGCGTCCAGCGTCCTTCGATCTTGAACGACGGAAGCACGGTGGTCTTCGTGACTGATACGGTGGTCGTCTGGTTCGGCGTGGAGCCGGAAGCGTCGGCGGTCACGCCCAGCAGTGCGGCCACGACCGACAGCGGCAAGCAGCCCGCCTCGAACTCCACTGCGGCGGCTTTCACCTTGCCGTAGGAGTCCATCACGTAGCCGTCGCCCTCCTGCTCCGTGTAGTGCAGCTCCGGCGTGACCTTCATGCGAACGATTCCGGGCACGTCGATAGCTGTCTCGTAGGTGGGTGAGCTGGAAGCGTCGGCGGACATAACGGCCACCTTCACGTCGTCCAGTTCGATCACGCCCACCTTGGAAACGTCTAGCGCCATTTCTTCACCTGCCTTTCGTGGCTACTCTTTGGGTCCGATCACTGATAGGTTGAACACCCACTGGGGCCTGCCGGTTTCGTCTGGACCCATGGGGAAGGGAAGCTGCATCGGGACCGGCGTGTAGGTCCTGCCGTTCACCGTGATGGTGCGCCCTTCCTCCAGTTGGAACAGCCCAAACACCTGCCAGGCCCAGTCGTGGGCCTCCGGCGATCCCGAACCAGCCGCCTGCTCGTGCGAAGACCTGAAGCGCAGTTGCAGGTGCCGTTCGATAGCCGTTGCACCCTCCACGGGCTTTGGTCCGCCCGTGTCGGTTATCGCCAGGCACTTGTCCGGCGTGGGGGGCATCCCTTCCAGGAACACGTCCGTGCCAAGTGCCGTGGCCTTTCCTTGCGCCACCACGTAGGCGGCGAAGTCACTAGAGAAGTTCGCCATGGTCAGCTCCCAAGCTCTCGTCTGATGCCCTCGGCCACGTCACGCCGTGTGTCAGCGCGGCCTTCCATGGCTGGGCGTTCCAGGTACTTGGCCTGTCGCCCGTTGGCGTGATGTAGTGTCAGGTCCTCGTGTTGAATGACGGCATAGGGCGCAGCGGCCCCGCCGAAGAAGACCATGACGCCGATCCGACCCTCTCCCAGCGGCTCTATGTCGCCGGACCCCTCCAGAGTGCCTGTCTCGTGCGGCACGATCTGCTGCGCCTTCTCCAGCACCCGTGCTCCGGCCTTCTCGGTTCCGCGCTGGGCACCCCTGCGCACCTTGGCGATGGCCTTGCCGGGATGCCAGGACACCCGCGCCCTTGGCCCGGCCATCAGCAACTGACCTCCCGGACGCGCTCCGTGCCGCTGAAGTCTTCCGTGGGCACGGACAGACGCACGATCCGCTCCACGCCCCACAGCAAAAGCTTGTCGCCCTCGCGCACGTCGTCTTGCGTGAACACGGTGAAGTCGGTCACGTGTTCGGTGCCGTCAGGGCTGGACACCCGCCGGGTGCGCTGTTCGACCCGGCAGCTTATGGACGAGGACGCGCCCGCAGGTCGTCCGTACTCGTCTTGGTTGGCCGCCCCGTGCGCGGGACCTTTGGTCCAGGTGGCGGTGTCTGTCAGCATTCCGTCGATCATACGAGGGTCCCCACGTTGGCGATGAACGGGGCCAGGTACACCATGGCTTCCGGGGCCAGCTCGTCGTGGTTGCGTGCCCTGTACGACGCGCCAGGCGTATAGGACTCCGAGGACCGGCCCAGCGACACGTCGGCCACCCCGTGGGACTGGTTGCGCTTGCGCTGCCGGTCCCAGGTAGTCTCGCCCAACAGCCACGCGGCCTGGACGCACACGGCGTCCTTGACCGCCTGCGGGACCTCGGACTGCTCCGCGATGGTTTCCAGGACCTCCCGGAAGGCCGCCGACGATCCGTCGAAGTCACGCCAATAGCGCGGGAAGGCGTGGGCCTGGTCCTCGTCCACCTTCAGCCCGGTGTATGTCTGCCGGTCCACCATCTTGGTGGCGGTGATAAGGGCCTTGGCCTTTTGATCGTCGGTCGCGTCGTCCCAGTCGTCGGAGTCCAGGCGAGTGGCCCAGAACTCGTCGGGATCGGTCAGCGCCGTGAAGTAGCAGTTTGTGGCCGTCATGCTCACGGTGGGTTGTATGGACGTGCCGTCCCAGGTCACGATACTGTCACCGCCTTTGTCCCGAAGGTCACACCGTCATAGCTTGCCAGCAGCACGTAGGACGCCGAAGGGGGCACCTTCATGCTGAACCCGCCATCCCCCTGCGTGGTCGTGCGCGACACAGGATCGGAATAGGTCGTGTCCGTGGATCGGTAGGCCGTCAGGATCACACCGGCAGTGGCTTGGCCGCCTATCGTGACCGGCCCAAGCGCCACGCCTTCATCGTCCAGGGATGCCTCCGTGAGCGTCACCCATGAAGTGTCGGCTGCCGTGGCCTCCACGATGGAGTCCAGCACCGCTTCCACCGCCGTCAGGTCCTGCGCGGCGTCCACATGCGCAAGCCCCGCGATGGCGTCTGCCAGTTCCGTGTTCGTGGGCAGGTCTTCGATGCTGGGTGCCGCCACGAAGTTGCTTGCCACCACGTTGCCGCTCCCATCGGTGGCCAGCTTGTTCCCAGGCGTGGCGAGTATCTTGGACGCGGCGTCGGTGCCGATGGCGTCTGCGGTGGGCGGTGTGCCCGTGTAGGCGTTGTCCGTGCCGCGCATCGGCTCTGACAGCGGCACCGTCACAACCGAATCAACGGCCAGCGGGTCAGTCAGGCGTACCTGCGCGAAGGCGTCACCGTCCGACTCGTCGGCACTCAAGGGCACGGCGTACACGCCGGTCGTGCCGATCTCGGCTGGCGTCCCAGTGATGGCCGACTCCGCACCGCCGTCCAGCGACACGTAGGCCACGGGTGTCACGCCGCTCAACAGCGTGTCGGGGTCGGCCAGGTCGTAGAGCGGCACAGGGATGGCCGCTGCTGTCGCCTTGTCCACGTTCATACCACCTTCGTCAGTCGCCGTGGTCCTGCCAAGACCTCGTTACGGATGGCGGCGATCTCGGCAGTGGCCAGCGTGCGGTCGAACGTCACGATGCCGCTCACTTCGTAGCCCGTGAGATAGTCCACCACGGCACCGCTGGGCATTTCGTCAACCGCCCATGCGCTGCCGTTCAGCGCCCTGCGGCACACCAGCCCTGTGCCGTCGCCAGGGGTCCAGCCCCACACCGCGCCGGTCAGGTCGTCTGCCAGCCGTGAAGCCGCTGCCGTCGTCGTCGGGATGTAGTTGGTCGGATAGGCCAACTTCTCAAGCTGGGCGCACTCGGCGTTGAAGTCCACCACATCGCCTGTGTCGATGGAGGACACCTGCAACACGGCACGGCAATACGAAGTCAAAGCAGGACACGATGCCTTCGTGACGTGATAGCGCACGGGCGTGGCGGCCAGCACGATCTGGTCGCTCTGCTCCGCTTCCAGAAGCCCGTTGCTGGCGTTGTAGACATACACCCACAAGCGCACAGCCGTTCCAGGATTCGACCCGTACAGCCAGGCCGAGAGCGTGGCCGGGTCGCTCTCCGCGAAGGTTCCCGCCGTCGCGTTCTTATACAGATTGAAGTTCTTGCCTGTCTCAGTCGGGGCGGTGTACTGCAACCGCTGGGCCTTCGCCCCCGAAACGCCTGCATAAACGAGCGGTGCCGCGCGGGACGTGGTTACGGTGCCGGTGGCCGTCTTGGACACCACCCACCCGTCCGCCAGCCCGTCGCTGTTGGCGTCAGCCGAGAACGCCGAATATGGCAGCAGGTTCGCGGAAGCGGGTTCGATGAAGGCCGTGCGGCCCCGTCCGTAGGCGCGGGTGGCCTCGCGCAACCTCACGGCCATTTCTCCGGCGCTCACGTCACCTATGGTGGCCCCAAGGTTTACAGTCTTTGCACCGGCCCTGACCACTTCGATGGTGCGGCGGGACCGCCGCTCTTGGAGAGTGCCGCTGGCCGTCGCCCGATAGTCGGCTACATCGTCGGTGGGTAGCCGCCAGCAGAACGCCTGTGACCATGCCTGGAAGCCGTCAGAATCGCGGGTGAAGGTCACGCGCACGTACTCCTGGGTGCCGTCCATGTCGAAAGCGTCCGATGTGCCCGATGCCGAAGTCTGTGCGGTGCCGCTCTCGTCGGTCCACACGAACACGCCAGCGCCGTCCGCCGTGGCGGTGATCATGTTGCCCGACACGTCGAAGGTCAGCAGCGGTCCCATGGTGGAGTAGAAGTTGCGTGAACGCAACGCGGCCTTAAGCGCGGCGTGGGTCAACTCGTCGGCGTAGACCTCTACCCACGCCTTGCCTTGAGCGGACGCCCCGTGTGCATCGTCCACGGCCACCGCGATCAGCGGATTGTACGCCCGTAACGCCGTGTCCCACTTGTCCTCTGCTATGGCCTGGGCGTGGGCGATGCCTTCCATCACAGCGTTGTAGACCTCTATGAAGTCCGCCCCGTAGGCAGCAGCGATCTCGGCGTCCGTCCACGTCTGCGTGGCGGAGTTCGGCTGTGCCATGACAGCGATGCCGTCTGCCGCCCGACACAAGGCAACCGCCGTTGCCGCGTCGGTGGCCGCCGTTGCCGCGTCCACCCACAGACACGTCAGGTGTTCGGTGGCAAGCGATTCCTCCACACCAGGGATGTACAGGATGCCGTGCCCGCCGGGGTCGGGGGTCACGGTATCGTGGTCGGTGATGGCGGCGGCGTGGAAGCCAAGCGCCTCATAGCCCGCCATGTACTCGGCAGGCGTCTGGTTGCCGTCGCTGCCCGTTGTGTGCCCGTGCAGTGCGACCTTGTAGCGGTTCGCACGGGCTGTGTAGGGACTGCGCACCATGTCACGGCACCTGCGCGATGCTGGCGATAGGTCTTGTGGCGGTCATGTGTTCACCTGCGATCCATGGACGGAAGTTCCGAATAGCCCACGAGAAGCCACAGAATCGACGCTGTGCCCTCTTGTGGGCATCCCCCTACCCAGGAGCCGCCAGCCCATGCCAGCGGCCCCCAGGCGTCGGCTCCAGGGCCAAAGGGGTCTGGCCCGTGAAGGCTCTAGCGCACGACCCGGTAGCCCTTGCGCTCGAACCACTCCAGCCGGGTGTCGTGGGCGGGCACGGTGCCCTGCCCGGCAACGAACTGCACCCCGGCGGTGATCCCGGTATAGGAGCGGTTCGGGCAGTACACCGTCACGGTGGCCGGACCCGGTGGTGTGGCCGGTGGCGTGACTGTGGTTGGCCGCAGCTCCTTGGGCACTTCGGGTGCCGGTGCGGGGCCGGGTACTTCATCGTGCGGGCCGATCTCCGTGCCCTCCTGGTCGCGCAGGACCGCTTCGGCGTCCTGCATGTTCCCGGTGGCTTCCCCAGACTTGGCCGCGTCGATCCTGTCCTGAATCTCGCGGTTGGTCATGTCCGCGTCGGCCTCCACGCCGAGACTGGCCGCCATGGCCAGCAGGTCTTTCTTGCTCTTTGCCATCCTTCTACCTACCTCCTTGGACTGAACCCATCATGGACAAGAACCCCGACACGCACAGCGGGGCGTCGTCCTCCATCAACACCGTGTAGCCCTTGCGCTCGAACCACTCCAGCCGCTGGTCGGTCGCCTTGACCTGGGCACGGCCCTTCACGAAGGCTACCCCGGCGGTGATCCCGGTATGAGCGGGGTTGGGTGCTTGGACCACTACCATGCCAGCTTGGCGCTCCCGCCGCTGCCGCGTGCGGACCCTGACGGCCTTGCGCGTGATCTCCACCAGCTCCGCGAACGCCTCCAGGTCGTTGTCCATGACCTCGGCGTGCCGCAGCTTGGCCGGAATCTTCATCTTGGCGGCCTTGGCCGCTACCTTGCCCAGCTCGTCCAGGCTGTCGGCCACCAGGCCCCACCTGCCGTCGTAGAGGGCCATGCCGTTGCCGCCCTGGAAGCCCACGGTGGGAATGCCCGCTGCCAGGTAGGTCCACAACTTGTTCGGGCGGCACGTCATGCAGTAGCTGAACGCCTCTGGCACGCACCCGTCGTTCGCATACGCCTGGAGTCCCACCTGGAACCGGGACAGTTCGCGGGGCAAGTCGGCTTCGGGCACTTCGTCGTGAACGACAATGCCCCGGTTTGCGAAGTCCCTGCGCACCCGCGCCGTGGACAGGTAGCAGGGAAACACGTGGACGGTCCACCCGGCAGCCTGGAGCGCCGGGAATATCGACACGTCATAGGAACGGTAGCCGTAGATGCCGCCCGCGTCTGTGTTGCGGGTGATCCCACCCGCATACACGATGTTTCGCCCTTTGAGCTTGGGCAGCCTTTCTAACCCGCGCACCGCCGACGCCAAAGGCCGAAGGTGGACCACCCGCGATGGCGGGCAGTCGTAGCGGGCCTGGTGATACGCCTGGTGGTCCTCGGACGTGAAGATGATGGCCGCCGCGCCCTCCACCATCTGGCGTTCGTTGAAGCACACCGCCTGATTCGGCGGGACACGCAGGCTATGCACGTCGTGCTGGTCAAGGATGTAGGGAACGCCCAGGTTGTAGGGGGCCTCCCACATGGGCCAGCGGTCCCCGCGCACCAGCACCGCGTCCGGGGCGTGGTCACGTATGATCCGCTCCACCTGCGCCACGGGGGTTTCCAGTGACGGCACCACCACGTCGATCACGTCCGCCACACGGGAGAACATGTCCCCGTACTTCATGACGCTGCCAACCTCGAATCCGTAGGGCCGCAGATGAAGCAGTCTCACGGGCGTATCGCCTCCACGTATTGCCATGGGTGATCGACAGCGTAGTGCGTGACGCGCAGTCCGGCCTGCTGCACAAGCGCCTCCAGCGTTGCCTTGTCGAAGTCGTGAATGTGGCCGGGTATGCGCATGGCCCCGTAGGCCGGAACGGTCAGCAGGACGTGCCGGGCCACGCGGGCAAGTTCGCGCACCGCCAGCCCCGGATCGTCCAAGTGCTCCAGTACCTCGGAACACACGGCAGTGGAGAACGTATCAGACGGCATGTCCAGCGCGTACAGGCTTCCCACATGGGCCGGGAAGCCTACCGCGTTGGCTATCTGCAACCGCTTCGCCGTCGCCACCAATCCTGGGTGGAGGTCCACAGCCACGACGTTCAGGCCCCGCTTGCGCATCAGGCACGACAGGTAGCCCTGGCCGCACCCGGCGTCCAGCACGGGGTCCTGCGCCCGTGCCAGCACCCACCCGTAGCGCCGGGCGTGTGGCTCATTCGTCAGGATGGACCACGTGGTGTCCGCGATCCCGTCACAACGCTCCAGCATCAGCCCCGCCTTCCGATCACCGGGGGAAGGTGGACAGCAGCCCACCCTCCCCCGTCGAACCACAGGGGCCTCTAGCTGATGCCGCCCGTGGTTTCCGTCACCTTGACGTTGCGGAACACGCCAGCGGCCTTCGTCGCCTTGAGTGCGATGGAGGCCACCATTTCAACCTCGCCCGTCTTCACGGCACCGGCAGTGGAGAAGTCCGGCAGCCACGAGTTGATGGGCGAAGCGTCGGCCAAGCCCACTGCGTGCAGCTTGTCCTCCGCGAACTGAACGGCATAAATGTCCGTCAGTCCGGCCTCGCCGGATCGGGTTTCGACCGGGATAACCTGGCCCGTCTGCTGGTTGCCGGAAGCGTCCAGGTAGGCGTAGTCCCCAAGGTCGATGAAGGGGATACCGTCCCAGTGGTCCACGGGACGCCCGAAAGCGTCTTCGGACTGCGAGTAGTACCCCGCCCGGCGACCGATGCCGCGCAGGCGCGCCTGCATCTTGCTGTTGACCAGCAAGGCGTCCGGCTTGCCCGTGAGCAGCGCCAGCCACATGTCCATGGAGTCCAGGAAGGTCTTGTAGTTGGTGTCCATGTCGGCGGACGAAGACAAGTCCACGTAGTTGGCCACGGTGGCGTTCCACTCCGTGGAGCTGCCCGTAAGGGCGGCGTCCAGGCCGTCGAAGCCGTTGGAGTCAACAGCCGTATCACCCTGGACGAACAGATAGTGGAACTCCTGCACCGCCGCGTCGATCTTGCTTTTCGCCTGGAAGGCCACCTGGTCCACCTGGCCCAGCTTGGCGATAACGCGGTCGATCTGATACGCACCACCGAAGATAGCCAGGTCGGTGGTGTAGCGCGTGGTCGCGGCCTCCTGCGCCGTATACTCGGCGTTCAGCGCACGAGTGGTCGCCGCAGCGTAGGTGGTTACGCGGTTGTAGCCGTAGGTGAGGGTGGCACCCGGACCGGCGGGGTTGACCGCCTGGACGAACGGGATACGATCCAGCACCCACGAGGACTGACGGAACTCGTTTATGACGGCGGCTTGCACCGCGTCGTCCATGAGTTCCTGAATCTGGGCCAACGTAACGGCCACGTGCGTTCACCTGCCTTTCTTGTGATTCGGGGGCGGCCTTTACTTGCCGCCCTCGTAGTGGTCATGGATGGCTTCGGAAAGCCCTTCTGGCTGGAGCTTTTCTTGCGCTCCCCGGTTCGTGCCGCCCTTGGGCACAGGCGGCTTCTTCTCGCCCTCGCCCTCGTCGCCGCCGGAACCCGCCCCCGTGGCTTCCATCAGCTTCTTGGCACTGGCCGTCAGTGCTTCCTCGTCGTCGCCGGTCAGGAACTCGGCCAGGTTGTCCGGCAGCTTCGTTTCCTGGGCTACCTTGGCCACGAGTGCATCACGCGCCTTGGCCTTGTCGGCTTCGGCCTTGTCGGCCTCCAGCCCCTCGGCCTTGGCCTTCCACTCGTCACGGTCCTTTTCGATGGCGGCGATCTCTGCGGACCGCTGGTCGTCGCCTTTGGCGGCGTCAGCCAGCTTGGCCTTGGCCTGGTCCACCGACATGCCCAGCGATTCCTCCACGTCCCGCTCCGCAGCCCTCTTGGCCTGCTCCTTGGCGTCTATCACGATCTTGTCGAACGCGCTTTGGGACATGGACACTTCGGCGGGCTTGCCCCCGCCCGATCCACCCTTGCCGTCCTCGTCGTCGTCGTCCTTGAACCTGGCGAACTGCGGCAGGCCAAGGATTCCCTGGACGTGGGCCAGCGGGTTGCGGAACGGGTCGGTACGATACTGTGCGAACATGACGGGCCTTCCTTTCCTCCCGGCTTTTCCGCGCCGGTCGCGTCGTGTATGCCTACGCCCGGTTCCTGCGGGCGGTAGTGCCTTACGACCACCACGCCTTGGTAGCTGCCACGGCTGCATCGCCGGGGTCCACCACATGCGGGCGGAGTACGTGCTTGCAGTTCGGATGGAACACGCCCCCGGCCTTGGCGTCGGCCAGCGTGGGCAGGTCCGGGTCTTGGCCGGTAAGGTCGATCACACGGCCTTCCCAGGGGCTGCACAGCTCACAGGGGCTTGGGTATCGCTTGGTGCCGCGCTTGGCCCTCCCGGACGCGGTGCGCCCGGTCAGCACGCGCATACCCGGCGTGCTGTGTGATCCGATGATGCCGAAGGCCACGCCCAGCTCCACGTAGCGGTTGGCCGCGCCCATCGTCTGGGCCTCACGTACCAGTGAGCGGCCCACCATCTGCGTGTAAGACCTAATGTGCCACCGCTTGCCCGCCGCGTCCACGAACGTCAGCCATGACCCCGTGTCGTCCAGGACCCCGGCTTGCGCCAGGCGCTCCGCTAGTTTGCGGGCGAAGCTGTCCACCGTGTCCGCGCCGATCAGGGCGGACCGGGCCTGCTCCAACTGGGCCTGCCTGAAGAAGTCGTCCGTCCGCCTGCCAAGGCGCTCCACCATCGCGTCCAGCCCGGTGTAGGTGTTGGCCGCCAGGGCCTCCAGGGCCGCCGTGTGGATCGGCACACCGCCGATGGCCGTTCCGCCCAGGCCGGATAGCTCGTCGGCGTAGTCCACCGCCGCGCCGTATAGCACTTCGGTGGCCTCCTGCGCCCACTGGGCGTTCCCGGTCCGTATGGTTTCGATGATGCCCCGCACCTGGGCTTCCAGTTCAGTCAGTTGCAGGGCCGTGCCGCTGGCCCCCCGCGCCTGCGCGGCCATGATGGCGTCCAGCAGTTCGGCTTGGGCCTGGTTGTAGAAGTCCAGCAGCCGTGCCGCTTCAGCCTCCGACAACGACGCCAGGCGCTGCGCCGCAGACACGGCCATGGGCTACTCGCCCCCGTCGTCGGGCGCGTCGTCGCCCGGCTGTGGCCGCAGTCCGAAGGCTGCCGTGGGCGGAGCCGGTGCGTTCTTCTTGGCGTCCGCGTCGATCTCGGCAAGCTCCGCCTTGGCTTCGTCGTCGGTGATCCCGTACACCCGCTGCATGGCGGCCTTGCGGCTGCGCAGCTTGGCCCCCACCATCTGGGTTTCGGTCGTCACCAGCTCCGTGAGGTCGTCGGGCAGGCCGTCCTTCCACTCTATGGTCAGCTCCGTGAGGTCCACGGACGCCCCACCGTTGGCGGCTTGCAGCCCGGCCACGTTGCGCAGCGCCTGCTTCAGCCGTTCGTCCACGGTGTTGCGCATCCGGGTGGCCCGCAGCAGCGGGGCCAGCAGCAGGCGCTTCAGGGCCGAACCCGACTCGGCCAGCCCCTGGTCGATCTTGCCGAAGGCCGCCGGGGAAGTCTCGGACACGAGGTAGACGAGTTCCAGCAGCTTGTCGATCTCCGCGAACGCCTGTTCTAGCTGCGCCTCCCACACGATGTATTCCACGTCCGGGTCGTCCGGCATCATGCCGAAGTACTTGGAGCCGGACACGGACACCACGGGCGTGGTGTGCTGCTGCTCCTTCGTGGAAGTCGGCACGGTGGTGTTCAGGAAGTGCTTGGGGCCGCGCATCTTCGGATCGGCGTGGGTGTCCAGAACCCGGCTTATCTGGGCCAGGCGTGTTTCGATCTCATGCACCATGGAATCTATGTCGCCGTAGTCGTCGGTCCCCCACGGATCGTCTGATGCAATGGAGTTGGGGAACTGCGTGACCAGCAGGCCGTCCACGCCGGTCCTGTATACGTCCTCGGACACCATGGAGCCAAGCACCTTGCCCGTGCGCACGGCCCACTCCTGACGGCGGACCAGGCCCGGTTCGTGTATCTCGGCGTGCAGCATGGACGCCGTGGTGCCCACGCCCCAGCGTGTCACCGGCACCGACTCCACCCATGCGAAGATGTGGGCCACGACGCGCCGGACGTTGTAGGGACTGACCACGGGAATCCAGCCGCCAGAACCGAGGAATGGCGACTGGGAGTAGAGGGCGGCGGCCTTCAGCTCGTCGTCCCAATCGGGCTTGGCCAGCCCGTCCCCGAATCGGGACATGTCCGTGGCGATGCACGAGACTTCAGACACCAGCCCGGCGGCCACCTGCGCGTCCAGCCACTCCTGTGCGGCAGTCTCGTTCGCCTTGAAGGTGGGGGGCTTGGTGAGCAGGAGCGAAACCCACAACTGCGTCAGACGCCGATGGAAGTTGAACGTGATTTCCACCAGGTTGGCGGCTTCGTCGCTCACGTTGCGCAAGGATCGTGTCCAGGATGGCGTGACCTGCGGTGCGTGTTCGCCCCGGTGCAGCCGCCGGTTGATCTCGTAGAGGTCCCATGGCCGGTACTCCAAGCGTGTGTTTTCACGACGCATGGACGAAGGCGGCCAGTGCCTCCCCTTGGCTATCACCTGCTCTATGTCCGTGACGTATACGCCCACGTGTCACCATCCTGCCGGTTTGTTGCCCACAGAAGTCCCGCCGATCCGATAGGCGTGGGTGTGGACCCCGTAGCGCAGCGCGTCCATGCAGTGGTCGTGCTGCTTCAAGGGCTTGTCCTCCCCACGCTTCTGCGCGGCTTCGTCCCACACGTAGGACCCGAACTCCTGAATGGTGTTCGTACACGACTCGTGGACATGGAGCCGTCCGGCTGCCAGGAACGATGCCACGTCCCGGATGCCGTCCAGTACCGCGTTGTCGGCAGCGTACACGGTCAACCCCCGCTGCCGCAGGGTCGTGATGAACGAAGCGGCGGACGGGTCCACGAAGTAGCCCCACACGGCTGCCTTCTTCGTGAACTGCTCCAGGTCCACCCGGTACTGCTCGTCCGTCTTCTGGGCCTGGCCCACCTTGGAATCCCAGTACCACTCGTCCAGCACCCAGTAGCCGCCCGCGCTGTCCGCGCCGATCAGTAGGAACACGCACGGGTTGGCGGTGCCGTAGTCGATCCCCACAACCTGCATGTCCAGCCGGATGCCCTCCGGCAGCGCCCGGTAGACGTGTTCCCCCTCGGAGAACATGTCATAGATTGCGCCCTCGGCCAGCACCCAGCGGCCTTCGATGAACCGGGCATAGAATAGCCCTTTGAACGACTGGGCCAGCGAAGTCTTGTACTCGGTGGTCAGCGACGGGTTGTCCGACAGGTCGAAGTGCCACACGCGGACCAGCCCGGCCTTCTTCTTGTCCGCATGGTTCACCCACTCGGTATGCACCCAGTGGTACGGACTGTCCGGGTTGGTCGTCCAAAACGCCTTGGACCCCGGAATGGACAGACGGGTAAGCGCCATGTCCACGAACGACTCCGGGTGCAAGGTGATCTCGTCGGCGTACCAGCCCCCGAACGTCGGGCCGCGCACCTTGCTTTCGGCCTTCTCGTCGTTGGCACCGATCACGTGGCAGATGGCGCGGCCCAGCCGCAAGGTGCCCTCCGCCCGGTTGATCCACTGCACCGTGGAGGTCCCCAGCAGGTCCATGAGCGGGTCCACCACGTTGCGGCGCACCGTGTCTTTGGTCTTGCCCGTCATAAGGAACGGGCCTTGGTGCGTCTGGGTGAACTCGGACCACCGCACGTCGGCCCCGAACGACTTGCCGGACCGCACCGCGCCTTCCGACACGTTCACCCGTGCCGTGGAGTTCAGCACGAAGTCGATTTGCTTGGGCGACATTTCCAGCCCGATGCCCGCCGCGTTCATCCGGCTTCCCGCATGGACTGGATAGCCTCCACCAGTGAGTCGATCTTGCCGTGATCGGTCTGCCCGCCGGTCGCGCCCCAACGCTCCTTGTAGCGGCGCTCCAAAAACCAGGCACGGGACTGCCAGCGGTTCACGCCGTCCCGTATGTCGGTCACGGCTTCGATCTCGCCCACGGCTTCCGCCTGGGGCAGCGCCGCCACCAGCTCCATGCACAGAAGGTCACGCCGGGTGCGCCGGGACGGCGGCTTGTACTTGTCATGGTCGGGATCGTGCATGGCGTGGCCGATCTCCAGCCACCTGAACCATGTGCGCTCCTTGACCCCCAGCGCCGTGAACACCGTCACCTGGAAGACGCCCAGGCGGGTGTACTCCACGGCCTTTTCAATCAGCTTATTGGTGATCTCTGGCGGCCTTCCCGGCGGGTTGCCGGTGGGCTTCTTGCGCGTCGTGCCGGTTCCTTTGCGCGTGCCCTTGGCCTTCCCGCTGGCGGCCTTACCCGCCTTCGCGGTCATGCGGACCCCTGCCCTTCGGCAGTCTTTGTCGGCGGGCCATTCGGACTCCCGCCGCCGCCCGCTTTCACGGGCGTGTGACCGTCCACGCGACGTGTCCGCCACGTGTCCACGCTGCCGTTGTAGCACACTTTTCAGGCTTCGTTGTCCAGGACAGGTCCAGAACTTTTATGCGAACTGGACGGCAAAGGGCGGGATTTCATGCAAGAAGGGGCGTTTGCCCCTGTGAGGCCACCTGGGGCCGCTGGAGGCCACATGCCGCCTGTACGGTACAAGTGGATTCCCTGTCGGGCCGAATGGCGTCAGGCGGGATACGCCCTGGTCAGGGGGTATCGGATTTCAGGCCGTTTCGGGGCCTGTACCGTACGGGCGCAGCCATTCGTCTAGGTCCACCGGGGCATCGTCTATGCAGTCGTCCGGGACCAGCTCCGGGACCGCTACGACGTAGACGAGGAACTGGAGGCCGTCCGCAGAAGACCCCTTGACGTTCATGCCAGCCAGCTCCCCGGTCACGATGCGCCCGTCATAGGCAACGGTGATCGGCAGGCCGTTCAAGTCCGCGTCCGGGATGAAGGGGGCGGCCAGTTCGGCCACCTTCTGCTGCTCGTCTTGCTGCGCCTTGGCGGCGTGAATGGCGGCAAGGTCCGGGATCGGCATGGGGCCTCCTTCAGTTCAGGTTCAGAGCGTCACGGCACAGGCACCATGACGGCGGCAGGACGTTGCACAGGATACGCACCTGGAGTCCCCAGGCGGCTTTGTGCGCCCGTGTCACGTGGCCGGTGCCCCAGCGGTGGAACGGGATGGGCTGGCAGCCGAACGCGGCAAGCAAGGCGTCCAGCGTCTGCTTGTTCATCGCCATGCGGCACTTGAAGTTCTTGGGCACGCCGGGATCGAAGCTGCGGCCCTCGTAGTCCTTCATTCCTTCGCCCATGCGTCCCCCCGCTGCTGTCCGTCCACCGTGGCCGGTGGGCGGTCCCCGTCGTAGCCCTTCGCCTCCCAAGCGGATATGGCCTCCGCACGGCTCACGGACGTGTCGTGGCCGTCCCCGCTGTGGTGGGCGATCCATCCCACGGTCATGGCCCGGCGGCGTTCCTCCACCGCGTCAGGCTCCCCGGTTATCTCCTGGTCCAAGATAGCCCCGCACGCGCAGAACCATCCGAAGCTGCCCGTGACCATGTTACTCCCCGTCGATCAGGAACTGGGCAAGACCCTTGTTCCGCCGTAGCAGTTCCACCACGCCGTGCGACACCGCGTCCACGATGGCCTCCATGCTCTCGTAAGTGCGAAACCCAGACTTGACCCCTTTGGTTTCGATCACAGCGTGCATCAGCTCGTGCAGTAGACACTGGGGCACGTCGAAGTGCGCAGTGGTCACAGCCACCTTCAGCCCGTCTTGCCCCAGCCATATCTCGCCCCACCGCCCCGTGTCGTCGGGACAACGCAGCAGCGCCCCGCTGTCGTCGTGGCGCACCGTGGCGTCCATGATCCGTGCGCCTTTCTCGCGTTGGAACCGCACCGGCTGGTCCTTCTCGTAAGCCATGGCCCGTCCGCCTGGTACAGCCTGACGATCACAGCAGCCCCCAGCGCAACGCCTCACGCACGCCCAGCTCCACCACCGTGTTCCAGTAGCTGTGGAACGTCTGCCGTGAGGTCCGGCACCACTTCTCCATGTCGTCGCCCGTCAGTGCGGCGACCTCCACTGGGAAGCGTTGCATGACCGGGGCCATCCACCCGTCACGGCCCCGCCGATCCCGGTATGCGCGGCGCAGACGAAGCAGCACGAGCAGGTGAGGGTGGGCTGCGGCCAGTTGCCGCTCAAAGTCCACGATGAAGGCCAGTGTGGATTCCCGCTCCCGCAGCTCCGCCAGGCTGATGCCCTTGTCTTCAGTGGGCTTGCCGGGCCGAAACCCGGTTGTGGCCACTTCGGGTTTTCTGGGGGACGCCTCCAGGATCATCTGCCGGTCCCGATGGTAGTTGGCCAGCCGGTCCTCATGAAACAGCAGCCATGACTCCACCGTGTGGTTCTCTTGCTGGGTACGCTCCGACAAGTCGCACGCCGTCTGACCGGCCACCGGCTCCCCTTCCCGTGTGGTGTCCTGGACACCCGCTAGTGTACTACGTCAGGCGCGGACCGTCCCAGGCCGAAGTGACCCGGCCCCCTCCCACTCCACCAGTCCGTGGTTCTGTAAGGCGGAAAGGTGCGTCCAGGTCGTCTGGGTGCCCTTGCCTGCCTCCTTGGCCACGCTGGCCACCGTTGCCCGCCCGTCGCGCAGGTAGACGCGCCCAAGGGCCTTCAGGACGTGGAGCTGGGCAGGCGTGACCTCACGGCTTCGGTAGTATGCCCTTCGCCGTCCGATCATGGGCGCACACTCCAGGCGCTCCACCCGCCAGCGGCGTGGAGCCGTGCGGCGGTGGCCACGTTGTAGGCCGGGTCCAGGCGCTGCTGCATGGTCCCATGGTGGTGGGACAACTGGAACAGCCCCGCGCATCCCGACGAGCTGTTGACCGCCGATGGATCACCGCCGGACTCCTTGCGCATCACGGACAAGGCCGCGTCCACGGCATCAGCGGGGAAGTATCTGGCCACCAGCGTGCGCCACTGCTCCACGCCCCCTGTGTTGTAGGTCGCCGCCGCAGGCTGCTTGGCGGGCGCTGGGGCGCTTTGGGGGACCACGACGGGGGTTTGCGTGTCGGCGGCTTCCTCGGCGCTCCTGGCGGCTTGTGACGCCT